CTGTCAAGAACAGTCATAATACGGACTTGACCCTCAATGGTGTTTCTGATCGGATATCCCATACGGGTAAGAACGGAAACCTTGAACCAGGAGTTTGCAGCATCTGCAAAACTCTCAAAGCCAGCGGCAAGAGTTGCTCGACCTTGACTTCTCAAGAATTTGTCAAAGCCTGCAAAATCCATCATAGGAACGACGTTAGGCATTTCAGATTTCCAGAATGGAGAAGTGACAATATCCCCATTGTCGTCTACATAAGATCCACGACTTTCAAAGTCGTCAAGGATTTTGCTTTTAACCTTTTCCCAGTTTTGGTAAATAAGTTTCTGCTGTACTCCGTCTAAATTATATCGAGAGGCAATAACATCGATTGCTTCCTCTTCTATAGCCTTAAGCGCCTCTCTTCTGCCAAGAGCGCTAGTTGCAGAAATATAATTATCAAGAAGTTGAGCTTTCTTTTCTAAGATATCAGCAGATTCACCTGTAGCAGATCGCAGTCTAAACTCAGGGATAGAGTTGATAATAGCCTTTACTTCAGTGGCAGAGTCGGCCAGACCGCCACCGTCCACGCGAACGTTTCCGCTAGGGAGCTTGTTCCAAGCCATAGAGATAGAACTAACTTTGACACCTAATTTTGTGTCCTGGAATCCACGAGGGAAGAAGGTCAAGTTGTGCTGTGCTTGAGCCTTGAGGCCACGAAGTCTTTCTATTTGAACACCAACATTTTTACCAAGGATCGTGGCATCAATAGCAGAGGTAAAGTTCTGGATAAGACGATAATCGCCCACTCGCTCAGTAAGAGCGACACTAAGGTTCTCATCACGTTTCATAAGATCGTCAAGAACTTTTTGCATCTTGACTTTCTCTGCCTCTTTAGCAAATATGCGCTCAGGTATTGAGCCAGCTCCCCAATCTACTGTGGAGAGTTCTTTCTGCATACTGGTAAGAACATCTTGATTGCGGGTAATCTCTTCGGCAACAGATGCCTGATTGACTCGAAGTTTATTCATTGAGGTCATATCACCAGCAGACGCTGCAAGAATATCCGCTACATCATCATACGTTTTAGCATTACCGGTAAGACGAGCAAGAAGACGTGGATTTGTAGAGTTCTTAATTAATGGATCGGTAAGTGCTTCCGTTGGACTCTTATCTACTAAACGGCTTGCTGCTGTTCCAATAGGAGTCTCGCGTCCCATCGTTCCACTAGACTTGACCCACATACCGTGAATATCAAGATCAGAACGCATACTGATTACATCATCGTAACTATTGATAGGACGTACAAATGCCATACGACCAGAGGCAGCAGCCGCTTTTCCACCTAAAACCAGCGGATCTGCAAACCAAGCAATCGTTCCATCCAGTAGGCCAGAAGTTATTCGACCAAATACTTCGTCCTCAAAAGCCTTCTTGCGGGCAATAGGATCTGCAATATTAAAGTTTGGATCAAGAAAGGTAGGAAGGTTAAGACCTTCCTTTTTTGCATAGTCAGTAATGCCAAACTCATCAAGAGCGCTAGAGTAATAGTTTGATATAGATTGACCTGGAGATACCTTTTTTCCAAGGTTCCAGTTATCTAATAAATTTAATCCCTTACCGCTATAAAAATCTGCGGCAGATAAGTAGTAAGCAGATAGAGGCTCAGTTACTACTGGTCGTACTGTCTGATAGACATCATCAACTATTTGTAAAATACTATCTGCTGCTGTAGCAACACCGATAGTTTCTGTTGGCTTAACAAAATAATCTACAGCGCCACGGGCTAATTCCTGTGACTTCTTTAAGGTTGCTGCGTTCTTAGCCGCAGTAACCTCATTCATATTAGCCGCTAGATCTGAACTGTTAATCTGCGGATTAGTCTTTTGAAATCCTTGTTGAATCGCTGCGCCAGATAGATTCCTCGCCAAAGCGCTTGGCGTATTAATAATAGAACCTAGAGAGTCACCAAGAAAACCTTTAATCCCATCCCAATACTTGAGAGCCATAGTTAAACCTCTCTAGTAAGGAATTCAATAAATTGATCTCGGTCTTCGTTGCTCTGCCAGGGAATATTGGCAAGCGAAAGGATGACTCCAGGCTCATCCATACCTAGTGATTCTACAAACGCAGAAACATTTGCTACAAAATCGTTCACTGATTTCCCTGTAAGTAACGAACAAATAGTCTAAAAGATTGTGGAGTATCTGGTTCATCTGCATAACGAACAAGTGAAGGCATATATTTATCCACAATGTCGTATTCAGCCTGACGAAAGTTAGGTAGAACCTCTGTACCAGGGCCATCTCCAAACGGCATACCTGCCGTGATTGGCTCATCTGGTCGCTGGGTGGGAGCATCAAGAGGAACGATCTGTTTCTTAATATCCGCAATCTGTTGTAATGGATTACCAGCAGATCCACCAGTGGCAGAAAGTGGAGCGCCACCTTGAATAGCAGCAGTCTCCACACCTTCGCCGTAACCGGCAGAAGGAATATTCATCTGTGGTTGCCGTGTATCTCCTGGCCCACCATCAGTGCGCTTGGCATATTTGCCAGGAGGGGAAAAGGTTGCTGGCTTGTTAGGCTTTTGATATCCGCCTTTGCCTGCCATTATTCCTCCTGTAGTTTCTCTAAGTCTTCGTGTAGTTCTTCAATACGATCATTGAGATCATATTGATAATCTAAATGTGCTTCAAAGAGATAAACAATCTCCTTGATGAAAGCCGCTATCGTGGTGAGTATATTGAACGCAAATATAAAAAACGTCATCACGATATGGATAGGGCGTACTGGTTGATTCATTCGTACCTCCCAGTACGCCTTACCATAATCTTCATTTAAGCCTTTGTGCCTTTGCGTCCAGCGGGTGCGTATCCGAACTGTACTTCTCCGCCTTTTGGCTTTGCTGTATCCATAGGTCCCTTTACTACTTGGGACATAGGAGCCTTAGCTACTTTGCCTTTCTTGATCATATTCACCTCCTGCTAAGCCGCGCCACCGATGGCGGCGAGTAGTTGTTCTATGTCGACTGGGGGTTGACCAGCAGCAGGGGTTGCACCAGCCGGTGAAGGAGGGGCCTGCGAGGCAGCGGCGGGAACCGCACCTGCTGCTGAGATCTGTTGTCCTGGCATCGCCATCTGCTGTTGCATTGGTTGCTCTGGCGCTGGCGGAGGTGGAGCAGGAGCAAACGCCTTCTCCACAATGTTTTCCAGTTGAAGACCTTTTTGCCGACCTTGAATCACTTCTGCGATGCGCTTGATGATCTCTGAAGGATCTTGGCCTTGCGACGCTAGTGCTGGTATAGATTGGGCGTACTGTGCTACTGCTACGCGAAGAGAATCGCGCATTTCCTCGATATCAATTCTTTGCTCTTCTTGAGTAACGTTTACATCAATCGGTAGTTCACGACGAGCATAGTCGCGTGATACGAGCTTATCGCTACGCATCTGCAAAAGTGCGATGACTGCTCGGTTAGGATCCATACCCGACATAATGCCGTAGCGAACATCAACGGCGTCCAAACATTTTCTCGTCTACCTCAAAGCATAGACCAATCAATTCAGTAAATAGTCGGGCAAACTGTGCCTGGGCTGCTTTGATCTGTGTGTCAAATCCTGCTTGAAGTGCCTGCACTCCACGTCCTGTAACGACAGATGCGTCGATGTTTCCACTACGAACTTCTGGATAACGAGTACCCAAACGAAGTTCACGTTCTAGTACACCAGATTCTGCAAATACGTTAGCAGGAAGTTCTAGTGGTACACGACGGATAGCCTGTGGATTGGCAGAACGCATAATCGCATCAGGACCAAGAGCGAGTTCTTGGACATCCTGTGGAATAGCAATCGGTGCCTGAATGGACTTTTCTGCTGCTTGGATCTGCAAGACTGCAAAGCGAGCGCGAGCGAGTTGCACTGCTAGGACATCATCGAACTGACCACGAGCCTCACCATCAAGACTGTAGCGAGTGGCTACACGAGCCATACATTTCTTGAGTGGGTTGGGAGTATGCGAAAGAACAAGATTCATTCGTGATGGGATCATCATTACATCTTGCTCTGCATCGTGGTAACGGACAACCTCGATATACGGGGACCCAGTTGACCATTGACGCTTGCCGACTATTTGATCGTAGAACTCTGGGTACTGCATAGCCAAGGACTCAGCATCCATTTGGATTACTTGGGTCAAGGAGATGGTACGTCCAAAGCGATCAATCTCTGGGTAGACACCAAAAGGGTTAAGTAGGCGGATGCGAGGATTGTTTGTCTCGTAATCCATCTCGACAATGGCAGGAAGCAGACCATAGGTATTAAACCAGTCAGCACCAGAGTACATCTGAAGTTGCAACTCAGATGCTGAGCTGTAGTAGTTGGCAATACGGGTACGGGTATCTGCTGCCTTGCGTTGGCTATCGGACACCATA